ACCAAACACATATACTCAATCTTATCCAATATCGAACCATCTGCAAAGTTGCCCTCATGGTTTAAAAGTACTATTCTATTGTCGGAAAATAAACTTTCAAAACCAACTCTCAACTCTTCCAATGGAATCTCTTCATCCGCAGGATTGCGTCTCAACGCCATACCAGCCAACTTAGAGCCTGTCTCTGCTGGAGTTTCTTCCAACGAAATGATACCTATCTTGTCATCTGTTGTGGCAAGATCATTCAGCATTATTTCTCGCAACAGTGTTGATTTACCGGAACCTGTGCCTGATATAAACAATGTGATCTCATTCAGTCTTTGACCTTTGAGTTTCTTGTTTATACTATTCATGCATTCTGGATACGGTGTTGCAGGTATTTTACTTCTCTTTTCAATCGCTTCCCAGATTTCATCGGGTGAAATGATGCCAGATGGAACGTAAGCAGATGCATCGAAAATACATTGCATCAACTTATTACTGCCATGTGTCACAAGTACAGCATTTGGATCTTTCAAAGGTAATTTAACCATCTTTACCTTGTCAATACCAATCACTTTGATTGCTTCTTCGGTTGCTCTTTTACCTGCTTCATCAGAATCCAAACACAAGATCACTTCTTTAAAAGATCTGATCCATTCTCTGTGTTCTATCAGAGAACGTGTCATTACTGCTGAAGACATGCCAACCACAGGATAAATCTTTTTATATCTATCCATTGAAGCTTGGGCAACCGATAATGCATCAATCTCACCTTCGGTAATGATTAATCTTTTACCTCCACTGTTGAATGCACCTCTGCCAAATAAATCGTCTGACTTATTTATCCAACTGAATATCTTTGGAAGTTTTCTGATCTTATATGCCTTGTCACCGTAAGGATAATAGTGAGTATCTATTTCACCATTTTCATTGTAGGATACTTTAACACCGAAGAATTCAGTTACTTCTTTGGATATATCTCTTTCTTTGAAACCTCTTATTGGTAAATCTTTAATGTCTTCTAACGATAACTTCTTAGAAAATTCTTTGACTGGTTCCACTATAAATTCTTCCTCATCTTGTTGTTTTGGAAAAAATTGTTGACATGAAAAGCAGAACGATGTGCGGTCTTCATAAATTTGTCTTGCATCTGAAGAACCACAACCGACTCTATCCAGACATGGCTGATTCTTGACTATCACAACTCCCATTAGTCCTTCCTAATTGTAGCACCAAAGATAATTAGATTCATTGCCAGTATTGCTTTATCGTAAGGACTCCAAGAATTTGCAATTATCACATCAGCCGCGCTACTGCCCAATAAACCCACTGCAGATAACGTTACCACTGTAACAACAATTTCTCTAAATTTATTCATCAATTTTCTCCCAATTAATAATTCGGTTTAATCTCTCTTTATGTTTATCTGTGATATTTTCGGTAACCTTCCAAGATATCTTTTCGATACGCTTGTTATACCACTCCTTCTTTGTTGGTGCTTCAACATGGCACAATGACCATGTTTCTGCATATGCCAACGCTCCTTTTGTTTTATACTGAGCCACACATATAAATTCAAAATCGGACTTTGGTCTCTCTTCAAGCATTGCTGAAATGCCTTTACTTGAAGAACAATATGTCTTCCAATTGCTTTCTTGACCTTTATTCAGTTTACCTGTTCCTTTGAACAGCTTTTTACCTAAATATAAGCTCTTCATGAAAGGATCTCGGATTACATAGATAAAGCCTACGTATTGCTCTTTATCCATTTGTTCTTCAAAAGACCAATGCCCGTTATTGAACTTAGGCAGAGTACTAACTTGAATCTTCGGTATCAACACCTCCGCCTCCATCTATAAATTTAACCAATGGCCAATCTCCAATACAAAAGTAGTCATTCAAGTCTTTTTGAAGATAAACCATCTTACCGTTTGCCAATAAGTATTCTCTCCACTCATCGCCATAAGCAAGCATGTATTGTTCCACAACTTGTTCTTGAAATTCCTCTTCAGTATTGTAAGGAGCCAGTATTTTTCTTGCTTTAACATCACCGACACGAGGAATACCAGGAATATTATCTGTAGGGTCTCCTTTTAAAAGCTGTTCGTAAAAATGTCTACAAGCTTCTTCTTCAGATATCTCAAATATTTCTGCTTTCTTCATGTTGTAATGTTTACCAGGAATACATTTTAGATCCTTATCAATTGAACATATGATGTAATCTATTCCGTATTTTCTGGCTTCTTCTGCCCATATTCTCATTAAGTCATCGGCTTCTCTTCCATCGGATTCTACTCCAATTTCTTCGTGAACCAATAATTTTCTGAGAACAGGTACAAAAGCATTTTGCTTATTTGGATCTGCATGTCTGTTCATTTTGTAAGCATGATACAAATCATTCCTAAAATTATTTGGACCTTTTACAGCAAGTAAGAATTGATTGGTAAAGAATTTTTCACAAAGCATTTGAAAGTCTTTCTTCACATTATCCAGACATTGCTCTAAATATTTTGCATCTTCTTCTTTAGTATACTCTAATGCAACTCTTTTACCCTCTTGATCTAAAAGTATTACAGGCTCTCCATTTACTTTTGGAACTTTATCTTGCCATCTTGCCTTACAAGCTTGATAACACAACACATCTCCATCAATTATCAGTAGTGGCATCTTTCAATGTCCCCATCAATCGTGAAACATTCATATAATGGAGTGTTCTTTCTTTCTTTTCATCTAATCTATCTAAGTCAACTTGCACATCTAAATTACAAAGTTCTTTCATCAAATCCATGATGGCCATCACATCAGAGAACTCCATAGATAACTCTTCAAAATTTGATCTTGGGTATTCTTCATAACGATGTTCAGGGCTGAACCTCAAACATTTTGAAACACATTGTTGAACTTCTGACAATTCTTCAGACAAACAAGCTAACAGATATTCTTTAGAGTTCATTACGAACACTCCTATATTTGACATTATTTAAATAATCGAACACACAATCTGCACTACAGAATTCCTTATTTGACCAAGAAGCTGTTGTACAGAATGCCTTATAACAATACTTACACTTTCTGCAGAAGAGATTCATGATGTAAATCTGTCCACTTGTTGTCTACATACCCATTTTTGATTAAGAAATCACGGGCAAGATCATATATGTTTATAGCTCTTTCAGAAAGATATTTTATGCTCTTTCCTTCGAATATGATCATACCACGATACTGTATCATGGGTAGTATTACTTGATATTGACTTGGAGTTCCTATCAATTCAATGATTGCACTTGTGACATGATCTTTATCATAACCACTCTTCACTAACGTCACTTCAATGGTCTTTTTAAGTCTTGCATATGATAAGCTGTTTTTGTAAGTTTACTCAAATTGTACATATAATCTTCTAACGTCATATTGAACTCCTATTAATGAATTTCATACCAATTATTTCCAATTTTGCCATCACCATCCATTATTTCAATTCCAAACAATTTTGGACCTTCTTTGAAAGCTTCTTTACCAATTTGTCTGGCACGTTCAGCATGCTCTTCAGGAACCATAAAATCTATTTCGTCATGATACATAATGAGTGGAACATATGGTATGTTTTCTTTCTCAAGATTTTCCATCGCCAACATCACTGCTGCACTGCATGTGATCTTTTCACAGGATTGAAGCAAGTATACCAAAAGTTTATGAAAGCTATCCACGTATATTCTATTACCAGCAATTGAAGGGATATAGCCATCGCCATATTTACTGGTATTGCCATAAGTAGTTTCCAATTTGTCTTTCAGTACTTTAAATCCTGGTACAGCTTTTTCAAATCCAGACTTTAACTTCTTACCTCTTGCATCATCAAAATAGCCAAAGATGTAACTCCACAATTTTGCTCCGGCAGCTCCAAATAAAAACGCATATAAAATACGTTTGGCATTGGATCTAGGAACTGTGTGATTAACTTTGATTGTTTTGAGTACTTCTGTCAATATATCTGCATTGTATTGATGAATGTCACCATTCAACAGAGTATCGATAAAAGTTGGATCTTTGAGATAATGCGCCAAACCTCTGGCTTGATTGCCTGCAGAATCACAACCTACAAGTTTCCAGCCTGGTATACAACTGAACAAACTTCTCATTTCCTTGCCCCACTTGCTATCTGCAGATGGCACATTTACGATGATGGAATGTCTAGCCCTCATACTCGGTGTTCCAATTGTCATACAGTCGCCATGAAGTCTTCCATTGGAGTCTGTGTTTTCAATCCAAGTTTTGAGGATACCATATCTGGAATTCGCAGTCAAAAAGTCAACATAAAGCTTACCGTCACCACCTAAGAACTCCAAACTGTCTTCAGTTATTTTTGGAGAAGTTTGAACTTTCTTAAATGTTTCAGGATCAGTTTTATAATTGTATTCTGTCGGAACCCATCCATTTCTGAACAGAAAGATTTTGACATCTGCAACAGAACCTAAATCTAAATCTCTGAATTCCACTCTGCTGTATTCACCATCAATTGGTCTTTCATCCAGTCCTGTCCAAGGGTCGATTCCAAACCATTTTGCGGTGTTTACATCATAGCAGCCCTTCTTTGTCCATTTGGGTTTCTTTGGTTCGACAACTCCAAGCTTCTTATCTTTTGCCACACATTTGATTCCAAGTCTGGAAGACAGTGATTCATGAGCTTTACCCATTTCTGTTTCCAGTTGCCCCATCAGAATGTGTGCAGCATCTAGATCAAAAGGCCAACCTTCCAAAGATGCTCTTGCGCACCATTTTGCAACGGCATGTTCGGCTTTTAGATAGATTTTTATTTCAGACCTTCTTTCAGACAATACTCTCAACTCTTCCAACAATACATCGTAAACTTTGACATTCAACAAAACGTCTCGTTCACAATATACTCTCATTTCCTCAGAATATTGAGACCAATCTTCAAATTCTATTTTTGGATAATTCATCGATAAACCCCAAACTTCCAAAGAATGACCATCATTTCCAAATCGTTTATAATCTAAGACTTGAGACATTATCAGAGTGTCGTGTATATTACACGTTTTAGGCACATCAAAATTAAACAATTTTTTCAGTACACAAAGGTCATAACCAATGATATTGTGACCAACCAACAATGTAGCTTTACTGAATACCTCCATCCAGCCTAGATCGTTTTCAAGCCAATACTGCAAAGTGTTATTGTCAATGTCATACGCATATAAAATGTGCATCTTGGTAACATCTTTGAGTAACCCATCAGACTCTATGTCAAATAAATATCTACTCATTGCCTTTAAGTATTTTCATTATATTCTCTATATCAATTTTATTTCTGTCATCATTCAAAACACCTTTCAACTCAGCATCTAAGATGATTGCAGCTCCAGCCATCAGATGTGCCAAATGATGTATTTTACTGTCTGGTGCGTGATCTTCACCTGAATACCAATATAACAAATGTCTTAACATTGCATCATAAAAGATTGAAGAAGTTACTTCTGTAGTCCTCCAATTGAATCTACCATACTTATCTGCACCATCTTTCATTGCGGCACCGACAGCAAAGAATGCTATTGCAGGTACTGGAGATAATACAGGCTTATTCAATGCTGCTTGATTCTTGACATTTTGTGTTGGATCTGGATTAGGCTCCCATGCTGCAGCTCTTTCCAAGGTAGATCTGAATTCTTCTAAATCTTCTTCAGAAGCTATTACTATAGTTTTATAGTCTGGCCGCCTTTGAACATCTATATGAACAATATGAGGTCTGAATGAAAGTTTTTCAATTTCATCGAAATCTGATGTCACAAAAAGTTTTCTACCATTATTTCTGGAATATACCGTATATATGTAATCTAACATTATTTCTCCTTTTTAGAAAATAAAGGACTACCCGTTAAGATAGTCCTTTTGTGTCATTTAGAACGCGTCATCACCACGTGCTGTTGCAGGTGCTACAGGCGCTTGATATGGTGTAGATGAAGGCGCTTTGGCTGGCGTAGAAGCAGCTTTGAAACCTTCACTTGAATCTTCATCATAACTCTTGAAAGACTCAGGAGTGCCTCCATCATACTTAACCAATTCAATCACTTGAACGGCAAGTAAGATTTTTGCTGTGGAACCAGTAGGAGCCATGAATCTGACATTACCTATTGAACCGTTGCCAATTGTACTTGGATTCAATGGGTTTAAGTGTCTATCCACTACTTCCACAGGCTTATTAGGCTCACCACTTCTGCTGTGAGTGTTCTTCTGAATATTTGCCTTGTAAGAAACACCGTCATCGGTCTCAACAATACCAATCTTGAAACCATGATTTTTGATTTCATCTCGTTTTTCTTTGGATTTGGTCTGCATTTGTAGTTCCCAACGGGGATCTATTTTTTGACCGTTAACTGAAGTGTTTGGTGATTTTGGGTTTAAACGTACCCAATGCAATTCTACATTTTCAATAATTGGCATAAATTTCCTAAATTCTTTTAAACTCAATATGAGGGTTAATTTAACGGGTTCTGTAATGAAAAATTATCATCTATCATCAAAAACAGAATTCCACTCTTCGTCCACAATTCCTGACATGATAAACTCTCTGTCGGCATCTGTTAAATGTGGCATTGCTACTTGTATAAGTTCTCCATTGTACCATTTATCCAATTGTTCTTGAGTTACTGGTAACTCTTTACTACGTGTGACACCCGATATTTTGGATTCTCTAGTTATCAACATCATTGTACACCATACACATATTTACCATCATTTGACATTAAAATGCTATTTGCAATTGTGGGATATTTATCAGCAATATCTCTAGGAATATACCATACTGGACCTCCATCATCATTTGTGAATATTGTTATTACAGCAAAACCACCCATCAGTGTGTAACGAGCATCGTCAAACACTGCTGAAATTTCTGTTATATTGAAGTAGTCTCCCAATGGGCTTTCAATTGTAGTCCAAATCATTTGTAAATCTTCTTCAGTTTCAATCAAGAAAAAATCACCGCCAAACAATTCCTTGAAAGGAACATTTTCTAAATCGTAGTGATCATCTTCACAACTGAACACTATGCCATTTACTTCTTCCAATACTTCATATGATATCAGTGTATCTGCTTTCATTGCTTCCAATGTTTCAAACTGTTTCATTTATTATCCTATAAGTTCTCATTGTAGAAAAGTCTGCGTAAGCGTTTTTCAAATTAATCTCTTTATTTCTTAAAAGTTCTTCTCCTCCAATTGCAACTACTTTTGCCACACCATACTTAAAATTACTTGGGGAATCGACTAATACCAATTGATTTACCTTTGGCATTGCTCCTACAAAGTTATAAGTATAAACTCTTGTGTCTTCTGGATTAAATATAACATTCACTAATATCATAGGTACTGTCTCAAATAGTCACTAAAATAAATATCATCAAGTATTTCTATATTATTCCCTGTAGACCAAGTTGTATAGATATTATCTCTAATGGCAACTGCAACATGTGTGGAAACTCCATACAATGCTCCGTTAGGTCTTCTGAATAAAAGACACTCAACGTTTTCTGTTTTTGGTGCACTTACAGCATAAGAGACATCGTAAACAATCCCAATATCTTTTGTTCTAACATTTCTCACTAAACAGCAACCATTTAAATATTGCATCATACAATTTCTTAACTCATTTTCAACCATCTCTATATCTTCAGGTTCAATTTGTCTATGATTATATTCTCTAAGATATTTCTTTTTATAAATAACTCTGTTGTAAAGAAATTCTGCAAGAGATTCTTTTGTGGCTGTTTGGGCAAATGTCCAGATATCTGTCACAAGCCTGCATTTCTTTGTTGTTGATATGG